GAACAAGTTTAAAAGTTGGAGGAAGCAGCACTCCCGCGACAGGTGCCGTGAATGCATCATCATTGGCCATTGGATCGTCCAACAGTGAATTTACAGTAAGCACAAGCGGTGCGGTTGTAGGAAGCAGTTTACATGTTGCCGGTTTGATCACCGCCGGTACAGTGACTGCGACATCATTTACTGGTGCTCTTAATGGAAACGCAAACAGCGCAACAACCGCAACAACTGCCGATAGTGCATCAACAGTTTCCAATGGTTCAATAACAGCACCAAAGCTTAACGGCGGGCAAATCGGACCGGCACCTGTTTATGGAATCAGAGCATTCGCTTATGTGCAGGGCGGCAACAGTCCCCGTTTTCACGCAAACCAAGGGTTTGATGCTTCTGTACACAGAAGCGCCCCCGGTCGATATACTTTGACATTATCGCATGCGCTTCCGCCAACAGCAAGTCCTGCATTTTTTGCAACAGCAGTTAGTAGCCAGAATAATGTAAGCGCTGCAGTGCATGATTTTGTGATGGGAAAAACATTTCACATAAGAACGGGATTTGCAGATTTTAGACATAGAGACATTACTACTATTGATGCAGATTTTAGCGTTATGGTTGTCTATTAAAAACCTTACAGTATAAATATAAAGTATGGCCACATATTCAGATATCTATATTGACCAAGGGAGTACTTATTCTTCAACAATAAATATTAAAAATGTTGATGGTACACCTTTTGTCTTAACAGGTTATAGCGCTCGAGGACAAATAAGAAAAAGCTATAACTCTTTAACCGCTATATCTTTTGCGACAAACATTAATGTTCCAACCAGTGGAAATGTTGGCATTTCTTTAACGGCAACACAAACACGAGCTATGAAACCCGGGCGATATGTGTATGATGTTGAGGTATACAACTCTGGTGGTCATGTGTTGCGTATAGCTGAAGGTCAAGTTGAAATATCTCCGGCAAGTACACATCCTTAAAAACAATACTATGTCAGATATTACATCAACCATTGCTCCCAATAATATTGTATTGTCTTCTTTATCAGGTGAACAAACATTAAATTCACTGACCACTAATATAGGTGCATTGTCACAACTTACAGATGTTGATCTTCAAGGCGTAACCAACGGGTCGCTGTTAATATATGACACCAACGAGTTTGTTTCTCGTAATTTGACGGGTGCTATAAGTGTAAATGCTAATGGTCTGACCAGTGTAAATTCCAACGCAATAACTCTTGGAACACAAGCAATAAAAGTGTTTACGGATTCGGCTGAAGCACAAAGCTTTATTGCAAGTAAGATTGATGGATATGTTCCACTTGGTGTTCCAACAGGATACAGCGTATTATTCGCAGATGATGGTAGTGCTGAAATTGTTTATACACCACCGGTAATACAGGAAACAATTGATGAATCGGAAATTGATAGTATAAATACAAGCATATGAATAAAAACAATACAAGAGTTCAAGATTCAGCTGTGGTTTACGAACATGTTGTTTATAATAACAACGGTGTTTATGCGCAAGCAAATGGTAAAAGTTTTAAAGGATTACTAATTTCCGGTGCCGGCAATTTACACATTTACGGTTGTAATGGACAGGAAATTACGTTTCCCGTGACACCTGGTTTATATCCTTTTGCAGGAAACAGCATTGTACAAAATGGAACAACTGCAACAATAGCTGTTGTACTATTCTAATGCTATGATTTCATTAAGTTTAAACTTGGCAGTATCGGTATACCCAAGAGACGGTGGTCCTTTAAGCATCAGCGGCTTCGCTTACCCGAATGAAACCCTAGCCGCCCCAGCGGGTGCGAGTTACCAGTGGTATGTGAACGACATAGCGCGAGGAACGGCACAGACGTTAGTGCTGACTGTAAACGACATTGGCTTAGTTGTTCGCTGCGTTGTTAATGGAGTGGAATGCGCTCCCGTAACTGTCTGGCATCCAGATCAAATTTCCGCTGTGAAACACTTCTGGTGGGCGGCACAGGGAGCTTACTCTGTGATTGGAAATGATTATACTGATGAAACAGCACCATTTACTATCACCCAACCAGAGAGTATAACTATCAATAGAGCAGCCTTATCTGGCGTAGTCGTTTCTTTTAATGGGAAGGCTATTTATGGCTTCAATTCCACACCTATAATTGATACTGACTACTGCTATTGGGATAGCACCAACAGCCGATGGTACATGAACGTAGTTACTGCCCCTTACGGAGAGGCAGTCAACAATACTTATTTTAGCACGCATGATACCACATACCCGTGGCAAGCTACTACTTGGACAAACTCTCAGACTGCTACGCGAGTAGCAACCACTACCACAACTCTTGCAACAGACGGGCAAGCGGTTATAGCATGGAGAGACATCATCGGCGGGAAAGATGCTACTACCTCCTCTCCCAACGCTGGGCTTTTTGAATCTACAGATTTAGATACTACCTCCATAAAATTTGATTCAACAGATTTTCTCAACCTCGCACCTGAGCATCGATCTGTTTTCAATTCCCAAAATTGTTGTTATATTTTTGCGGGAGCGCAGGATACAGCACCAACGGGCGGGGATACCACACACGGTGTTGTTTCGATCAATAGAACTTCAACCATTCCTAAACTCGGATTATCTACACGAGCAAGCAGTAGTGTATTTAGAGCATCCGCTAGTTCGAATAATTCTACAGCAGTAAATGCAAGTTCAACATCAAACGCTAACTACAACGTATTAACTGCGGAAGCACTTTTTACTAGCGGTAGTCTAAGACTCAGAGTTAATGGTAGTGTAACCGGTACAACAGCTATATCCACCACAATTCCAAATAATACCGTTACTGCTTCGTTCATCGGTGCTGCCACAAGCAACACCACGACCAACTTCAACGGCTACATGACAGCCATCATCCTTGCCTCTGGCAACAGCCCAATATCCGATACAGATCGTAGCCGCATTGAACGATTCATTGGATTGTTGGACGGATTAAACGTTGCATATGAAGGTATTGGTGCAACTCGAGTTGGCAGCGACAATCCCGCAAACGCAGCAGAACCAAATGCTACTGCATGGGTGTTGATGGATGGACCGTGGTACAACACTCAAGGCGACCCTGGTTCAGGTTTCATTGGCGGTCAAAGTTGGCGCAAAATGGCTCCGATTGATTATGCACCGTATGGAAATAAAACTTATGTTTATGGTGATGAAACCGTACGATATGAAACCGGCGTTTGGCTCTATATAAATGCTACTCTCGGTGAAATTGCAAGAGCTTACGGCACTGAACCTTATCCTTGGTTGGCAACGTGGAACAACGGTTTCTCTGCGGCAAAAATTACATCAAGCTATAATAAAACTACCAATTATCCGGCAGTTCCATGATTAATCTTGTCCTAGGCAAACTTCCTTAAATTCGGAAGCTTCCAAATGTAACTTATGATTATTTGCTTTAAAGTAAACTTTACCATTTTCAATTTTGTACACAGTAATATAATCAAGTGGACCGCTATTTAATGCTTCAAGTTCTTCTTTAAAGCTTGATGTAATATAGATTTTATCATTCATAATAATTTATTTATAATCAAAAATGACCTCTTTATAAATAAAGATATAACTATTTCACATTTAATGCTCGAATAAAATGCCAACTCCAAACACCAAACCGCCAACTCCAACCGCTTTTGAAAACGAACTTATGCTTATGCAGTTGGAATGGCGTAGGGAAATAAGTGATCAAATAAAAGATTTAAAGGCATTAAATACCGAATTGCGCCAGCAGTTGTATGAAATGCGCGAAGATTTTGTAAAAAGTAATGAGTTGGTGGCGGTGCAAACGCGCGTCGATTCCTTAGAAAACGATCGTGCAAAAATTGTTGGTGGTATGTTTGTGTTACAAGTTGTAGGAAGCGCATTGCTATGGCTTATCATGAAATTTTGGAACAAGTAATAAAGTTATAAATACAATACATGAGCATCGAATCCGTACCATATCCTACAAGAGAAATTTCCGATAATATCCCTTTGTTTTTATCTGATATTGGAGCCGTATCGCTCGGCGGATCGGAAGTACTTACAAACAAAACTCTTACCAATCCTACAATTAATAACTATACTGAAGGCGTAGTAGACAATGGTACCAGTGGTATCAATGGTGCAACAAAAATCATTGAATTAACCTCAGGCACTTTTCAAACAGTAACACTCACAGGAAATTGTACGTTTACAATGCCTACTCCCACAGCGGGTAAAAGTTTTATTCTTAAGGTGATGACAGGTGGTGGTGGATTTACAGCCGCTTTTAATGGAGCCAAATGGTCGGATAACGTTGCGCCTGTTATTACAGCAGCTGCTAATCGCTATGACCTACTTTCATTTATCGCGGATGGCACTGCATGGAGTGGATCTGCAATTCAAAACTTTACACTATAATATGTTCGCGGCACGAAACATGACTTTTGCTAAAAGCTCGCTCGATCCTGATGCAAATGCATACATTGCCGCGGTTGTCGCGCGCGGAGGCATTGTTAACGGGACGCAGAGGGATGTAATCAACACCTTCTACAGGACTGGGAAAAGTGATGGATGGTATTCCTCGATGAAACGCCTTTATCTTCCAATCTGGAGAATCGCTGCGGCTAATGCTATTTGTATGACCAGTTTAACCAGCGGTACTTTTATGGGCGTCGTAACACATGGAGCTGGGTATGTCCTAAGTAATAGGACTAATGGCTACATGAGGACTAATGTTGGAATTAGGACATTAGGATTGTCTAAAGACAGCTACCACTTTGCAGGACTTTACAAGGCATCATCAACAAATAACTACTCAGCTTTGTTCGGATCTCAGTTGGACATGTATGCAAATAAAATAAGTTTTTCTGCGACTACAATTACTGCGATGTCCGGTTATGCTCCAGCAATAGGAGAGGTGAAAGCGGAAATTCCTTGGCATGATCGACTTGGTATTTTTACATTTAGTGGAGGAGCATCCAGTCGATTTTTAAAACGGCGTAAAACCAGCGGCGTAACTACACTTGGAACGACAAATAAAACTATCGCTACAGAACCAAACAATCTCAATGTCGCGTTTCTCGCTAACAATGTTAACGGAGCGATAAGCAATTTTTGCGGTGAGCAGATTGGTGCATTTAGTCTCGGATTGAAACTGACTAACGCGCAAGATACTTCATATTCACTCGCTCTCAAAAACCTTTGGGAAGGCACAACCGGACTAACATTACCATGATCGGATACGTCACTACACAAGAACAAGCGGAAGCAATTAATGACGTCATCGCAGAGGCGCAGACAAACCGTGGTCTGCCTGTATTTTGGTTGGCTGGCATCAACCCGATTTACAGCGGAGAGCACGCGGGAAGTTATTTTGTTCAATGCGACGATGAGATACTTACTACTCCATTGATCGGAAATCCTCCACAGACTCCGCAGAATTTTCCCGAATTCGCCGCTATCATTAGTTCTATGGGTGGACTGGAAGCTCGCGTTGACATTCCAATATCCGATATTACATTAGAACAACCATGACCGCTTTAATATCTCAGTCTTATATGCTCAGGTAATAAAATAATTTATAAATAACATTTATGGCACGACCTTCTACAAGACAAGAATTGGTTGATTATTGTTTGCGCACTTTAGGTGCACCTGTAACTGAAATCAATCTGGACGAAGATCAAATTGAAGATCGCGTTGATGAAGCATTACAATACTATCAAGAATATCACAGTGATGGTATTGTTCGCACGTTTTACAAACATGTAATAACTCAAGAAGATTATGATAATGACTATATCACAATTCCTGAGGATGTTATTGTTGTTCTTCGCGTGTTAAAAATTAATACAGGATATGCTGCGGACATGTTTAACATTAAGTACCAAATGTTTCTTAATGATCTTTACGGTCTCCGAAATCCTGAAGGATTGGTCAATTATGAAATGACAAAACAATATCTTGGTTTGATTGAAATGACTCTTACAGGTCAATCACAACAAATCAATTTTTCTCGTCACATGCACACAATTAAAATTCATGATGATTGGAAATCACATGTTGCAATAGGACAGTATATTATTATTGAAGGATATCAAACATTGAACCCTCAAAACTATACTGACATTTATAATGATATGATGTTTAAAAGATATTTGACAGCACTGTTAAAACGCCAATGGGGTCAAAATTTATTAAAGTTTGAAAATATGGTACTTCCTGGTGGTGTAACAATTAACGGCCGACAAATCTACGATGATGCACTTGCGGACATTGAAAAGATTGAAGCCGACTTTGAATTGAAATTTTCTTTTCCGCCGGATTTTTACGTTGGTTGAGTCGAATTTTACTTCGGCTAACATATAAATACCTTACATGGCCCGCAATGTCTATATAAGTCACGGAACAAAAAGCGAGCAATCGCTGTATGATGATCTTATTATAGAAGCAATGAAGATCTACGGACATGATGTATACTACATTCCGAGAAAAATAGCACAAATAAACGGCATACTAAATGAAGATGTGCTGTCAAGTTTTAATGCCGCCTTTATGCTGGAAATGTATATTGAAAGCTTTGAAGGAATGGAAGGTGATGGAAAACTTTTCAGTAAATTTGGTTTTGAAATTCGCGATCAACTTACTTTTGTTGTCAGCCGCCGCCGTTGGAATTCCATGATCGGCCGTTTTGGTTATACTCAAGGTGGCGTACGACCGCGTGAAGGTGATCTTATATATTTGCCATTATCCAAAGGATTGTTTGAAGTTCGTTATGTTGAAGACAAAAAACCATTTTATCAATTAGGTCACGTTCCGACATTTAAACTTACATGTGAACTGTTTGAATATTCCAATCAAGAAATTGATACAGGAGTTAAAGTGGTTGATGATGTTCAGCGATTTAATCAACAAGCTTCCAACTTTAAAGTAACATACGATAGTATTACAGACAAATTCCAATTGGGTGAAACATTAATAATACAATTACCAAGTGGCATTACAGGAAGTGTTGAATTTCTTGATCACAAAAAGAGCGAAGATGACAATTCGGACATTGCGCGTCTTGGTCCAACAACATTTAATGACGGCGCATATCATACTATAACGCCAAATACAACATTAACAGGAACGGTAAGTGGTAATGTTGCCACAGTTGATTCAGTTGTTGCAAGCACAAATGTTCGAGATTCAACATATGGTAACGATGATGGTATGCAAAATCATGATTTTAAAACAATAGGGGCAAATGGATTTATTGACTTTTCAATTGATAATCCATTTGGAGAACCGATACACGATACACCATAACCATGCTGGACAATCCTTACTATTACAATGGTACCATTAAAAAAATTATTGCCGTATTTGGTAGTATTTTTAATAATATTCATACAGCAAAAATAATTGATGGTAAAATGACTACCGTTGCTCGAGTTCCGTTGGCGTATGGTCCCAAGGAACATACACTTGCAAGATTAAATTATAACAACGATCCTAATTCCAAGGAAACTGCATTAGTTGCAGTAAAAGTTCCACGGATGAGTTTTCAAATAGCAAGTATTGAATATGATACAGGATCAAAATTAAACAGATTAAATCAAACACTAATTCCCATCGCTGGCGATTCAGACCATAAACAAAGACAATGGCAAAGTGTTCCGTATAACATTGGTTTACAACTCAGTGTATATGCAAGAAATCAAGATGATGCGCTTCAAATTGTTGAACAAATATTTCCCATCTTTACACCTGAATATACAATTGCGGTAAAAGATTTGGAAGGACCAAATACTTCAATTGATGTTCCTATTACTTTAACAGGTGTAACATTTTCGGATGACTATGAAGGAAGTTTTGAAACAGGAAGAAGAACATTAATTTATACATTGGATTTTAATGTCAAATGTAGATTTGTTGCAAGTCCAAATTCCAATGTTGGTATTATTAAGAAAGTTGAAGTGAAACTTTATGATAATACACTTGTTAACAATCCTACCGTTGCGGCTGGTGGAGTAAAAGTTGAAGTTAATCCTTTTACCGCAGGTCCTGATGATACACATACAATAGAAACAACATTCGGATTTATCTGATAACGCACAATTTATATTATGTACAATACCAAAAAAACTAAGGATGATATATTGTCCAATTTGAATGCAAATTTACCAATTGTTCAACGCAATTGTACTGAACAAAACATTAAAAAAGGACCGTCAAATGACGATATTATTGTTGATGCCGAGGAAGATTATTCCTTTGCAAGAAGTCATATTAAAAAGCTAATAAATACAAGTGATGATGCAATAGCCACAATGCACTCACTTGCATCAGATGCTGAACATCCAAGAGCATTTGAAGTACTATCAGCTATGATTAAAAGTGCTGCGGATATGAACAGTCAATTACTAAGCTTGCAAAAGGAACGTAAAAAGATTGTTCAGGAACCTGAGCCTGGATCTGTAAAAAGTACTACTACCAATAATTCAATATTTGTGGGTACTACAACCGAATTACAAAAGTTACTTAAAACCAACGCCTTAAAGGATACTATTGATATTTAACCTTCGCTCCGCGATCCTAAAGGACAATATATTTTAGGATTGTTTAGGCGTGATTGGAATCTAGTATTATTATAACATAATACATAAGTATGTAAACAACAAAATGAAATATTTTTAACATGATTGGCAATAACTTTTATCTTGGAAATCCACGTGTCAAAGGTGATGGAGTCCAACAAAATTTTACCGCACATGAAATAACTGAATATCAAAAGTGCATGAATAGTGTGGCATATTTTTGCGAGCACTACGTCAAGGTTATTGATCTTGACAACGGATTGGTACCATTTAAATTGCGTGGTTATCAAACAAAATTGGTTGATCATTATAGTAATAATAGATTTAGTATTGTTTTAGCTCCTCGCCAAAGTGGTAAAAGTATAACATCGGTTGCATGGTTGCTTCATTATGTAATTTTTAACGGTGAAAAAAAGATTGGTGTTCTTGCCAACAAAGGCGCCACTGCTCGAGAAATGTTAAGTCGACTTACACTTATGTTGGAAAATTTACCATTTTTCCTTCAACCTGGATGTAAGGTACTAAATAAAGGAAGTATAAGATTTAGTAATAACAGCGAGATTATTGCAGCAGCCACAAGTTCAAGTAGTATTCGAGGCTTATCCTTGAACGTTATTTTCATGGATGAATTTGCATTCGTTCAAAATGCAAATGAATTTTATACTTCGACGTATCCTGTTATTTCATCTGGTAAGGAAACTAAAGTTATTATTACAAGCACGCCAAACGGTGTTGGTAATATGTTTTATAAACTGTGGGAAGGATCAATACAAAAGAGCAACGAGTTTAAGCCGTTCCGAATTCGTTGGCAAGATGTTCCTGGTCGAGATGAAGAATGGAAACGACAAACAATTGCAAACACCAGCGAACTTCAGTTTGAACAGGAATATAGTTGTCTGCATGGTGATACACTTATCACTCTTAAAGATAAAGAATCAAATGAAATTATTAAAATAACATTAAATGAATATTATCAGCAATTTTCTTGATCAAATAGTATAAATAACTTTATGTCTAGAGGTAAAGATTTAAAACCAAGAAAAAAAGATTTATATGGATCGGGTAATTCGAAGCGAATGCTAAATCCGGAATATCGCGAAAAATTTTCAAATAGTATAAAGGAAAGTCGTGCTAATGAAATGGTCATAGAAAATGATATTAGTGAATATAGCTTTGAGGAAACACAAATAGAACTTAAAAAAATACTACCTTGGACTCAAGGCACCAATAGAAAAGTTTACAAAAATAAACGATTGTATAAATCTATTAAATTTCATACATCTGAATTTATTGCTAGTAGTGATAAAATTTCTGAATTAGTTAATTTTATATTGAATGATAAAAATATAAAAAATGTATGTGAACATTGTAATGAAAAGTTCAATTATATTTCATATAATATTGGATATAATTGTTGTGGTAACCATTTATGTTCCAATAAAAACAAACAAAATCATTATACTAAAAAATTAAAAGAATTAAATAATGATGAGAAGCAGTATAAAAAATGGTTAAAACTGAGAATTAATACTCATTCAGCTGAATGGTTTAAATTAAAATATAACGAAAATTGGTTTGAAAAACAAGAGAAATATAAAAAGAAAATGGGTGAAATTGCCATTCAAAATTTACAAAGAAACAATAATGTCAAATCATCTAAAATTGCTGCTAATACTCTTTTTAAATCTTTGCTTGAATCTGGATTTTCCGGTAGATGTGCTGAAAATGGCGGTGAAATTTGTATAAACATGCCATCATATAGTATACTGAATAAACACTGTATTTTCCTTGATTTTGTTTTAAATAAAAAGGTTATTGAATATGATGGTGATTATTTTCACAATACAGATGAAGACCACAAGAGAGATTTATATTTGAGGTCATTGGGATATGATGTTTTAAGAATAAAACATTCTGAATTTAGTAAACCTAGAAATAGAGATATAATTATTAGACAATGTATTAATTTTTTAAATGCAAACTAATACCAAAAAACAATCAAAATATAAAATTCTTACCACAGAAGGTTTTAAGGATTTTTCAGGTATATCTAAAACGACAAATAAAGCAATATTAGAATTAATCTGTGAAAACAGCTCGATAAAATGTACATATGATCATAAATTTTTAAATTCTTTACACGAATGGCAGACTGCTTCGGAATTACAAATTGGTGATGTTTTATTAAAAGCTGGATGTATTAATAATATTGTAGAGTGTGGCCATGATGACGTGTATGATATATTACATGTTGATGACGTTAATCATTTTTTGGCCAATGATAATTTTATATCACACAATTGTTCGTTTATCGGAAGTTCTCAAACATTGGTATCATCCGAATCGTTGCTTGGATTATCGGCGCTTGAACCATTAAAACGACAACACGGAATAAACTATTACTATGAACCTGAGGAAGGTCATGATTATATTATGACTGTGGATGTAAGTAAAGGTCGTGGACAAGATTACAGCACATTCAGCATAATTGATATTTCGAGCATGCCGTTTAAAGTTGTTTGTACATACCGAGACAATATGGTTTCTCCGTTAATATTTCCTGAATATATTATGCGCGCGGCCAAACAATACAATGAAGCACTTGTTGTAATTGAAAATAATGATGCTGGTATTGTTGTTTGTAATGCCGTATATTATGACTATGAATATGATAATATGTTTGTTCAAAGCAGCACCAAAAGCAATGGCATTGGTGTTACCATGAGCAAAAGAGTAAAACGAATAGGTTGTAGCAATTTAAAAGATTTACTTGAAAGTGGTAAACTGCAAATTTGCGATGCACATACCATTCAAGAATTAAGTAGCTTTGAACCTAAAGGTGACAGTTATTCCGCCAGTGGATCAGCACATGATGATATGGTTATGAATTTGGTAATGTTTGCCTGGTTTGTATCCACCGATGCTTTTGGAGGTATGAGTAATGTTGATCTTAAGGAATTGTTATACAGTGATAAAATTCGAGAAATGGAAGAAGACTTACCTCCATTTGGTATTATAAATAATGGTAACAACGATACTTCAAATTTTGAAAGTTTTGAAAAATATCAAGAAACACTTGACAGTATGCAGGAATGGGGCAACCTGTGAAAATTAGATATTTATAAATAGGTTTTAGATTGAATTACAAACTTATTATGACAACTTATTATAAAACACTACTGAACTAAACATATGGCATTCTTAATATCACCAGGCGTTCAAGTCAATGAAATCGACTTGACCAACGTCATTCCAGCACTCGCTTCCAGCACCGGTGGCTATGCCGGTCACTTCACATGGGGTCCTGTAGGACAACTTGTTACTGTAAGTTCCGAAAAGGACTTGATCACAAACTTCGGATCACCGGATGCAAGCACAGCAAAATCATTTTTTACTGCAGCAAGTTTCTTAAAATACGGAAATAATCTTAAAGTTTCTCGTGCTGTCGCAACAGATGCGAAAAATTCGACTGGAGCTGTAGCAGGTCAAACTGTTTCTAATGGTGATACACGATTAATTCGTAATCTTGAAGAATACGAATCAATCACAACACCTATGACAACAGCGGCAATTACTGCTCGCTATCCAGGTGCAGCAGGTGACAGTATTCGCGTTATTATTGCTCGTCCGAACGAGGCGGCGTGGGAGGCCAACAATGCTATTGCTAATACTGTCCGACAAAATTTCTCAAGCAAACCAAGTTCAACATCCTTCGCTGACGCTTATGCGGCAAATATTGGTGCAGCAGATCCAATATTGGATGAAATTCACGTTCTTATCATCGACGAAAAAGGTGTTATTACAGGAATTCCTGGTTCCATTTTGGAAAAATATGAAGGACTGTCACTTGCAAGTGATGCAAAAACAGAAAATGGCGCAACAAATTATTACAAAAATGTAATTAATCGTTCTTCTGGTTACATTTACATTACTTCATTAAGTTCCGTTGCCGTCGATGAATGGGAACGAGCAGATAAACCTATTGCTCAAGTATATGCTACGGGTGCAACTGCGACCGTACCTGTTCTTAATTCCTTTGGTGTTCAATCCGTTGACACCAAATTATTTGGATATAATAATACTTATGACATCACCACTGGTACCGCACAAGTAGAGACGCAAACAGTTGTTGCAGCATCGGGAGCTACCACAGCTGGTAACTTAAATGTAACAGTTACAAGTGCTCTTGTAACAGAATCACCTCTTGTAATTCCGGTTGCACTGACGACAGCGGATAACACAGCTACTTTAGTTGCGACTAAAATTCGCGCTGCGCTTAGTGCAACTGCAGACATTACCGCTCATTATACAGTAGGTGGTACAGGTGCTGTTTACAGCCTTACAGTTATTAAAAAGCCAACCAATTCTGGCATTACAGATACAACATTTAATATTGCACACGCCAATGATACAAGCGCTGGTATTACCGCTGCAACAACTTCCGTAAGAACTCCTGGAGTTGTTATGAACCTGGTTCCTCGAACTGTTACAAATCTCCTTGCAGAAGATGGTAATACATACAGCGTTGCTGTAACAGTTGAAACAACAACTGGCGGTCTTGCTGTTGATGCTCCCGTTACAACTGAAACTCCGGTTACTGTTACCGTAACAACTGTTAAAACTATTGATGGTGTTGCGCAAACACCTGTGTCACAATCTTTCGATGTTATTATTGATGAAAATGTAGGAATTGATATTGCCGATAACTATTATAATCTTAATATTGCTATTAATTCAACATCAAATATTATTGTTGAAATTCCTATTTTTCAAACAATAACAACAGGTGGTGGTTATGCCGCTGCTACGGCCGCAGGTGTACAAAATATTCAATGCGACAATGCCGTTATCGGTTCTCTTACAACAGCTGGAAACATTACATCTGCATTACAATATTTTGCGGATTCCGAAACGGTTGATGTTAACTTTATTTTCAGCGAAACATATGTTCAAGGATTTGACACTTATGTTATTTCATCACAAAAAACAATTGATGATACAATTGCGACTATTGTTAATGCGCGTAAAGATTGTGTAGGATTTATTTCTGCTCCTCTTGATATGTCAACACTATTTAGTGATACATCCAAGAAAACTTATTTGCTCGATAAAGCAAATAACATTAACAGTTCAAGTTATCTTATCATGGATTCAACACCTGTTTATGTTTACAATAAGTATTCGGATTCATATGTTTGGATCTCGGCATGCGGTCATATGGCCGGACTTTGCGCAAATGCAGATCGTGTTGCTGACGCATGGTTCTCACCTGCAGGTTTAAACCGCGGTGGATTACTCGGTATTACTAAATTGGCATACAACGCCGATCAAACATCTCGTGATGACATTTACAAACTTGGTGTAAACCCTATCGTTTCCTTCCCAGGACAAGGTATTATTCTTTACGGTGATAAAACACTTCAAAGAAAACCAAGTGCGTTTGATCGTATCAACGTGCGCAGACTGTTTATTACTCTTGAAAAAGCAATTGCAACCGCAGCCAAATTTCAATTGTTTGAACAAAATGATGATTTTACTCGCAGTTCATTCCGCAATACAATTGAACCGTTTTTACGCGATGTTCAAGGCCGTCGTGGTATTACCGACTTCCGAGTTGTTTGCGATGCCACAAATAATACAGGTGAGATAATTGACGGCAATCGTTTTGTTGCTGATATTTACATCAAACCTACTCGTTCAATTAACTATATTACTCTAAACTTTATTGCAACGCGAACGGGTGTTGAATTCAAAGAAATCGTTGGATAATATTATAAATAAACATAATAACTAAAAACAATTATATGCCTAATATCGACGACTTTAAAACAAAATTAATCGGCGGTGGTGCTCGCGCAAACCTTTTCGAGGTAAAACTTGAATGGCCTGGTGCAGGATCATCCGATAAAAATGATGCATCATTTCTTATTAAAGCCGCATCCTTGCCCGCAAGCACAATTGAAAATATTGATCTTGCGTATCGCGGACGTATGCTTAAAATTGCAGGTGATCGTACCTATGAAAATTGGACTGTTACCGTAATTAACGATAATAACATGAAAATTCGTACGGCCATGGAAGAGTGGATGAATCTTATTAACAATAACGTATCCAATACTTCAGGTTCATTCAGCCCTCTTGATTACTACAGAGATTTGAGAATTACTCAACTTGATCGAAAAGAACAAAAAGGTAAATCTTATAGATTTGTTAATGCATATCCCATTGCCGTTTCAGCTATTGAAATGGCTTATGAAACAAATAATGCAATTGAAGACTTTACAGTTGAATTTGCATATCAATATTGGACATCATCCTTTGGAGCAAGCGAATAATACAATATTCTAAACTTAACAAACTCGGTGGTGTCCATAATGCCACCGAGTTTTTTTCTATAAATAATACTATGAACCTATTCGGATTTGAAATAAGCAAAAAGATTGGAAAAACAGTTGAGGATGAATATGATTTAAAATCCTTTGCGCCACCACTTGAAAGTGACGGTACTGCAATTGTAAATTCATCATCAACAAGTGGTTATTATGGTCAAGTGCTTGATCTTAATGGTGCAATGGTCACCAACGAAAAAGATTTAATTCTTAAATATCGTAATGCGGCAAGTCAACCTGAATGTGATAGCGCTGTTTCCGATATTGTTGATGCGTCCATTGTAAATGATAGTGACGGTAGTCCTGTCAATTTGGTTCTTGATAATGTTGAATTACCTGAAAATATTAAGGATAAAATTCATGAGGAATTTAAAATTATTCTTAAGTTATTGGATTTTAACTATAACGGTTCGGATATTTTTCGCCGATGGTACATTGATGGCAAAATTTATTATCATTTAATGATTGATAATGAAAAATCAAAAGATGGTATTCGTGAAATTCGCCAAATTGATCCTTTAAGAATTAAAAAGGTCAAAGAAATTACCACAAAAATTGATAAAATCAGCGGTGTAAAAACTTCTTCGGTAAGCGGAGAATACTTTTTATACAGCGATGATTTTAATGGATCACCAGGTTTGGGTAATACTACAAATGGTATTAGAATTGATCCTAATACAGTTGTTTATGTTCCTTCAGGATTGCTTGATGAAAGCGGTGTTGTTTCAATATCATATTTGCATAAAGCAACAAAAATGGTTAACCAGTTGCGTATGATGGAAGATTCATTGGTAATCTATCGTATGGCGCGTGCGCCTGAACGCCGTATTTTCTACATTGATATTGGTAATCTTCCAAAAGGAAAGGCAGAAGAATATGTCCAAGGCATTATGGCCAAATATCGTAATAAACTTGTTTACGATGTTTCCACAGGCGAAATGCGAGATGATCGTAAAACAATGACAATGCTTGAAGATTTTTGGTTGCCTCGCCGTGATGGTGGAAGAGGAACGGAAATTACAACATTACCTGGCGGTGAAAACTTAGGTCAAATTGATGACGTTGTATTCTTCCAAAGAAAACTATACAATTCTTTAAATGTTCCACCAAATAGACTTGAAAGTGCGACAGCTTATAACATAGGCCGCAGTACCGAAATTACAAGAGATGAAGTTAAATTTCAAAAATTTATTAATCGACTTCGTAAAAAGTTTTCTGTATTGTTTATTAGCATGTTAAAAGTGCAATTGATTCTTAAAGGTATTATTACCGTTGACGATTGGGATGATATTAGAGAAAATATTGCGGTTGACTATCTTGAAGATAACTTTTTCAGTGAATTAAAAGACTTTGAAATTATGAATGAACGTATTACCATGCTTAATTCAATCGAAGATAAAATTGGCAAATACTATTCCGAAAAATGGGTTCGTTCCAATATTCTTAATCAATCGGATGAAGAAATTCAAAAAATGGATGAACAAATTGCGTTGGAAGCCGCTGCAAAACTTGAACCTAAGGAACCACAAAGTGATATGGGTGATGACGGTGGCTTTGATATGGGATCTGATACTGATGAAATGGATATGGAAACACCTGATAATGCTTTTGATGCTCCTGAGACAAATGAACCAGATGATAATTTTGATTTTGGTGCACAAGATAATGCAGCTGATACATCGGAACCATCTCCAGTTGCGGAACCTCAAGATATGGCTCCATCATCCTCACCCGCACCTGTTTTTAACCCAGGACAATAACACTATAAATAAAATACTATGGACGCTAAAGAATTAATTCAAAATATAGTAAGCGGAGATGCAAAAGCAACTGATGCGTCATTTAATGCGCTTATACAAGATAAAGCACGAACAATACTTGACATTAAAAAAGTTGAAATGACCGCTGATATCTACAATAAACAAACAAAATAAACATTTGGTTGTCAATTGAGTTTGTTTTATCATTACCATGAATAGACGAAAATTACATTCTCAAATATCTGATTGTACTTCACAATTCAAAAAGTTTTTTGATTTTGCTTTGGATTATTTGGATGAGCATGGCAAGGAACTTGTAATTCACCCTGGCACAAAAATTAAATACGGAGATGATCCAGCCGAATGTACAGGTTGGTGTGATGGCGAATCCATCGAAGTGGCTCGCGAATTACATTTGTTTGAAGAAACATTTGTTCATGAGTTTTGTCATATGACACAAGCCGTCCAGAATACATCTTTATGGAATGATCATCAAGCATCCACATTTTGGGAAGATTTACAAGCCAACAATACTGATGGTATCAGTTTTTGGAATGAAATGTATAAAACAATTTTATTGGAACAAGATTGTGAGGCACGCGTACTAAAACTAAACAAAGAATGGCAATTATTTGATGCCACTCTTTATGCCAAACAGGCCAATGCTTATTTGCATTTTTATCATTATGTTTATATAACTCGTAATTGGGAATTGGCAAGTCCATTATATTGTGAGGAATTGCTAAAAGTAATGCCGGCAAAATTGTGCACACCAAAGCAGCTTAAAAGTATTAATATGAATATTATGAGTGTATACGGTGAAATATTAAAAAAATGCGTGTAGAAATATCGTTTTGTATAAATAGATTCTATAATGAAGTTAATAACCGAACATACAGAAAATGTCAAATATTCTTCTGAATCAGTTGGGTCCAATGGCGAAAAGAAATTTGTCATTGAAGGTATTTTCATGCAAGCTGAACAGCTTAATAGAAACAGTAGAATTTATCCAAAAACTGTTCTTGAAACCGCCGTTGACCGTTATGTTACCAATTATGTCAATAAAGGACGTGCGGTAGGTGAATTAAATCACCCTGAATCACCAAGCATAAACTTGGATAAAGTTTCACATCGCATTACAGACCTTTCATGGGACGGTAACGATGTGCTTGGCAAGGCGCTTATCTTAAACACTCCAATGGGAATTATTGTCAAAGGGTTACTTGAAGGTGGTTGCCAACTCGGTGTATCAAGCCGCGGTATGGGAACAGTTGATAACAAAAATGGCAAAACAACTGTTAACGATGATTTTGTTCTTTCAACAGTTGATATTGTTCAAGATCCTTCCGCACCTTCCGCATTTGTAAACGGGATTATGGAAGGTGTAGAATACTTTTATAAAGGTAATTCAATTGTTGCGGTTACTTCGGATAAATACAAAAAAATTATTTCAAAAATGCCAAAAGCACAATTGGCAGAACAACAAATAAAACTCTTTTCAAATTTTCTTAAGGATATTAATCTTTAAGAACATTTACAAATTTTAAATTATGGATTAACATCAAGTTGTTGTAAGTGAACTATTACTATGGGAAACATTGAATAATATGAGACAGAAATTGAAAAAACCTTTTGGTTTGTTCATTTCCTCTCCAAACAAACATTAAAAAGTAAAATAACATATGTCAAATACAAAACAAAAGGATGTCATTCAAGACATCACAGAACAAACGTTGCTTACTCTAGATGGTGTTGCCGAGGAAATTACAAAGCAAACCGTACAAGAGGAAGTTGATAATTTTATTGCTGAACGCACTTTGAAGGAAAATCCGGAAGAAGTTATTACAATCGCAAATAAAGTAAAAGAATACAAAAAAGGTGATAAAACCAACTTTGGTGTTGTTGTCGATGTATCTCCATCATCAATCACATTTAAAGGAAAGGATACACCTAAAACTAAAATCGTGTTTAATCAACGCAAATTGGGAAGTAAAGATTATGTTCTTTCCTCACTCGCTAAAATTAATGAGAGCATGGAAAAAATGTACAGTCTGGAAGATATGGAAGATATGGAAAAAATGGAAGCCGAAGAAGAAACAATTGAATCACTTGCAGCAAAACTTGAATTAACTGATGAACAAGTGGAAACACTTGCCGCAAAGAGCAATGAAAAGTATGAAGAAGAAGGTGGTGCAGTGTTACTTGATATGCTCAAAATGGTAGCAATTCCTACTGATGAAGAACATAAATCAGCAATGATGGAGTTAATCATCAATGGTGATTTTGATGCACTTGAAGCACTTGAAGCACATATTGCTGAAATGAAAGCACAGGAAGAATCCGACGAAGAAGAAATGACTGAAGCAAAATTCAAAAAACTCACCAAACCTGAATTCATGAAACTTATCAAAAAAGAATCGGTTAACGAAGAAGATGAAGATGAGGAATTAAGTCAAGAAGAAGAAGATGCATGGCAATATTCAAATCAACTGATTGATGCTTTTAATGATAAGGATGAAATGTCCATAAAGGACTTTAAGTATTATGCTTATAAGTTTGCGCATACTATGGATAATCGCACTCTTCTTAATGTTAAATCATTATCAGATAAAGAACTTGTACAAGTTGTGGCAGATATTCTTGATATGGATATACAATTACAAGGTGACACAGTTATTGGAAGTGAAAAACCTAGCACAATACCAACTGACATTGAAGAACTTGTTAAAGACGAAGAAGGTTTAACTGAAGGTTTCAAGGAAAAAGCAAGCATCATTTTTGAAGCTGCCGTTGCCTCGAAAGTTAAAGAAACCAAATCACTTCTTAAAGAACAATATGCAACACGCCTCAATGAGGAAGTTGAAGTGCTCAAAGAAAACTTGGTTGAAAAAATTGATTCATACTTGACATACGCTGTTGAGACATGGGTTAATGATAACAAAGTTGCAGTTGAATCCACACTTCGTACAGAAATTGCTGAAAGCTTTATTGGCTCTCTTAAAAATATCTTTACAGAACACTATATCGAAGTTCCTGAAAGTAAGGTTAATATTGTTTCAGATATGGAAGCACAAGTATCCTCACTAAAAGAACAAGTTGAGAAAAAAGGAAGAATTGCAAATGCACTTGCTGATCGTGTTGAAAAACTTACACGTCAAAAAGTTATTGCAGAAGCTTCCACTGGTCTTGCTGATACCCAAATTGCAAAATTAACTGAACTTGTTGAAGATGTTGAATTTATTAATGAAGATACCTTTACCAAAAAGGTTGGAACCATTCGTGAATTTTACATTAACGGTCGTGCAGCTAATAAAAACACGTTAAATGAAAACGTTGACGATAACGCTTCATTTATTTCAAAAGAAACAATCATCGAAAACACAATTGAAGGAGAATCACTTTCCCCTTCAATGCAAAACTATTTAAGTGCAATGTCACGCATGAACAAGGCAACAACTGCCAATTTGGTCTGCTAAACAATGCGCTTTATTCCCACAAACAATAAGTAAAACAACAACTATTATAAATAACTATTATGTTTAATTCAGAACAACTCGAAAAAAAATGGGCTCCAGTATTGGAAGCCAAAGACGCTCCTGCATTTAAGGACAATTATCGTAAGTCGATTACCGCTGTGCTTCTTGAAAACCAAGAAAAAGCTCTTCGCGAAGAAAGTGCGCAAGCATCTTTCCTTAACGAAAGCAGCGCCATTGGTGATGGTTCCGGCTCTGTTAAGACCTGGGATCCAGTTCTTATCTCGCTTGTCCGTCGTGCAATGCCAAATATCGTTGCTTACGATATTGCTGGTGTTCAACCAATGACAATGCCTACCGGTTTGATCTTCGCAATGCGCAGTCAATATCAAAACGCTGCTGGTGTAAATACTGCTGAAGCTCTCTTCAACAAGCCTGACAGTGCATTCTCCGGTCCTGTTACTACAGCACAAGGCGAAGTACTTTCAGGTAACGGTACCAACGGTAACTATGTTGACCCAAATACAGGCAACACTGTTCAAATTGGTCGTACCTCTGCAGGTTCCCCAGGTGGTTTCGGCCAAATGGATTTCACAGTTGATAGAACAGCTGTTACTGCTCAAACACGTGCTCTTAAAGCTGAATACACAATGGAACTTGCTCAAGACCTTAAGTCCGTTCACGGACTTGATGCTGAAGCAGAACTTGCAAACATCCTTTCTGTTGAAATCCTTGCGGAAATCAACCGTGAAGTGATTGACCTTGTTAATGCAAAAGCTATTCTTGGTGGTATTCGTAACACAACATTCGGTGGTGTTACTTCAACTGCAGGTGCAGGTAACACATCAATCGTTGTTGGTGCCGCAACTGGTGGTTTCGACATTCACGAAGATGCCGATGGTCGTTGGGCCGTTGAAAAATTCAAGTCGCTTATCTATCAAATCGAACTCGAGGCTAACGCCGTTGCAAAAGCAACACGTCGTGGTAAAGGTAACATTGTAATCTGCTCATCCAACGTTGCAAGTGCTCTTGCAGCTGCTGGTGTTCTTGATTATGCGCCTGCTCTTTCCGCAAACCTTAATGTTGACGACACAGGCAATGTTTTTGCAGGTATCATCAACGGTCGTTTGAAAGTATATGTTGATCCTTTTGCATTAACTGATTACATCACTGTTGGTTATCGCGGTTCAAACGCATATGACGCAGGTATATTCTATTGCCCATACGTTCCTTTGACAATGGTTCGCGCCGTTGATCCTAACACGTTCCAACCAAAAATTGGTTTCAAAACACGTTACGGTCTTGTTGCCAACCCATTTGCTGGTTCTCCAAATACCGACGGTGGTAAAGGTGCTGATCGTCAGAACCCATACTTCCGTACATTCCAAGTTACAAACCTTGGTGGTGGTTCTTACATCCCTACTGATACATCTGTTGTCTAATCCTAACGGACGGTAAATAACTCTAAGCGGTTGGTCGAAAGGCCAACCGCTTTTTTAGTATAAATAATTTCATATGCAATACAACTTATTAGCACTTACCGGGTTTAAACTTACCATAGGTTCATCTGTCAACTATAAACTTTCAGAGTTTTTTGCAGTAAGCGCAACATTTCCAAATATTTCACTAGGTGAGGCAAGTGCATCATACAGAAACAGACAAGGGTTTGTTGCCGATGATGTATTACAATACGAGCCATTTACAATCCGAATTGCTGTGGATGACCAATTATTGGCATATAATGAAATACACGATTGGATGTTATATAACACTCGAGAAGAAAAATTAAAGACTGAGGAATTAACATTGCACTTTATGACTGGTCACAACAATGTTTCCAGAAGAGTCAAATTTATAGGTGCATTTCCAACAGCATTAGGTAGTATTGAATTTAACACACAAAATACAAGTGTTGAATATGCATATGTTGACGTGACATTCCGATATGACCGATTCCAATTTATTTGATACATACTATATTACAATATTATGACACTTGATGAAATACTAACATTATGGAAAGAGGACAGTAAAATTGACGAAGTCAATCTTGATATTACGAGCATAAAAAGCGCAAGTTTGCACGCAAAATATCTTGAATTATATGGCATATCAAAATTACGATATAAGAAAAAAGACCTTGAAATGGCGCATTTGAAAAAAGACAAGTGGTTATATTACAACGGTAAAATGACCAAAGCCGAAATGGATTCACGTGGTTGGAATTATGATCCATTTCACGGAATGGCCAAACCATTAAAAAGCGATATGGAAATGTTTTATGAAACAGATCCTGATATTTCCAAATTGCGTTTGACTATGGACTATCAACAAACAATAGTTGATACATTAAAAGACATACTGGACAATATTAAATGGCGTCACTCTACGATTAAAAACATATTGGATTTTAGAAGGTTTACGAGCGGATCATAATTATGGCACATATAACCGTAAAGAAAGTAAATGAATCGGTGCTTAAAATAAGTTCCGATGATCATGGTATTCTCATGGAAGCATGTGAATACTTTACTTTTATGGTTGACGGCTATAAATTTATTCCGGCGTATCGCAACAAGCTTTGGGACGGCAAGGCGCGATTGCTTGATATGCGCAATCATACGTTACCATACGGATTGTTGTTGGAGTTAATGAAGTTTGCAAACAGTAGAAAATATACTGTAAGTATTGATGACGATATATCACAACGTGTTCCTACAAATAAAGAACATTTGGTTGATTATATAAAAACTTTAACATTAACGGGCAGCAATGGCGACAATATTCAAGCACGTGATTATCAAGTTTCAGCTTTTGCGCACGCATGCAGCGAAGGGCGCAGCTTGGTAATAAGCCCTACAGGAAGCGGTAAAAGTCTTATTATTTACATGATGGTTCGCTGGTTTTTAGATCATCATGATGAAAAGGTTTTAATTGTAGTTCCTACAACAAGTTTGGTGGAGCAAATGAGCAAAGATTTTGATGATTACAGCAGGCTGGATGATGAGTTTGATGCCGCCATTGATGTTCATAAAATTTATAGCGGTAAAGAAAAAAATCAATTTGACAGCAGAGTTGTAGTTACAACATGGCAAAGCGCTATTACACTTCCCAAATCTTGGTTTTTACAATACGGTATGGTTGTAGGAGATGAAGCGCATTTATTTAAAGCCAAAAGTCTTAATAGCATTATGACCAATCTTGTCAATGCGCAATATCGTATTGGCACTACAGGAACAATTGATGGCAGTGTGTGTAACGAACTTGTTCTCATTGGTAATTTCGGACCTATTCATCGAGTAATTACTACAAAACAATTGATGGATAATGATACACTTGCATCTTTAAAAATCAAATGCCTTGTTCTTAATCATGATGATGAATTAAAAAAGTTGGTATCCAAAATGGATTATCAAAAAGAAATTGATGCCATTGTATCACATCCCGGTCGTAATCTTTTTATATCCAAATTGGCGCTTGATCAAAAAGGTAATACACTTGTACTATTCAATCTTGTTGGCAAACACGGCAAACCTTTGTACAAACAAATACAGAATTTGATAAAATCTTCGGAAGATCAGGATCGCAAAGCATTTTATGTCAGCGGTGAAGTTAATGCGATGGACAGAGAAAATATTCGAGGTATTGTTGAAAATGAAAAGAACGCTATTATTGTTGCTTCGAGCGCCACATTTAGTACAGGGATAAATATTAAAAACTTACATACAATTATTTTTGCCGCACCAACAAAAAGTCAAATTAGAGTACTTCAAAGTATTGGCCGAGGATTAAGAAAATCCGATAACGGTAAAGGAACAGTTGTTTATGACATATCGGATAATTTCTCTTGGAAAAACAAAAAGAATTATACAATGAAACACGCGATTGATCGCATTAAAATTTATGATAAAGAAAGTTTCGAGTACAAAGTTTATGAAATTCCCATGCCATTATGAAAGAAGAAGAACAACAATTGGACATACGCGTATTTAATACATTTGGTGGTAGACAAATTATAGGATCATTAATTGATGTATGCGACGAATGTGTTTACCTAAGTTTTGCAATGGAGTGTAAAACACTTGTTTCGTATGACGGATCATATAAAACAACATTTATTCCTGCCATTCCTTTTGATGATTCAAATACTTTGGTGCTTCACATGAAAGCAATTGAATCCGAAACGTATGCAAGTGAGGAACTTGAACACATTTATATTAACCAACTTATACTTAATAACCTAAGTGTAATTGCAAGCGAATATTTTGATCAAAACGAACAGGATCAAACAAACTTAACATCACTTGCTAAACAGGATTACTGGAAGGATTTTAAAGATAATATGATGTCCTAACATCGTTTGCGGTTACCTTAATGGTTATTATAACATTTTGTAGAATGATGTAAACCATAAAATTCGGATATTCGAAAATAAATTTGAAAAAAGTTGTTTACATTGCCTCAAATCCGTATAGTATATAACATATATGGATGAAGAATACCCAGTAAAAAAACGAAGATCCCGTGGTGAAGATTATGTGAATAACAAAGAATTTTCCCAAGCATTATTTGAACACGTCAGCGGTGTAAAGAAGGACATTGCGGAAGGTAAAGAACCAAGACCGCTTAGCAATTACATTGGTGAATGTTTTTTGAAAATATGTTACGGTTTGTCAAAAAGTCCCAACTTTGTCAAATACACATATAGAGATGATATGGTTATGGACGCAGTTGAAAATTGCATTAAAGCAGCCAATAACTATAATTTTGATGCTCCTACAAGAACAGGATCCGCAAATGCGTTTTCCTATTTTACACAAATAAGTTACTTTGCCTTTTTGCGACGGATTGCCAAGGAAAAGAAACAAGTTGCAATTAAGCAATCTTTAATTGAACAAGGTAATATTGGAACCTTTGCTGAATTTGATGAATATTCCAACAACGGCAATGAAAGTATGATTGAAAAAATGCGCCAAAAGAATGATGCGTTTTACAATTATGATAATGAGGAACGATCAATAAAAGAAAATACAAAGCACCAAAAAGTTGACAAGAGAAAACATCCTGTTGTGCGCAAAGGATTGCTTGATAGCTTTTTGGAAGATTAAATATGAAAATAGCAATACTATGTGATACGCACGCTGGAATTAAAAACAGCAGTGATATATTTCTTAACTACGCTGAAAAATTTTACAGTAAAGTATTTTTCCCTTATTGTTTAAAGAATGACATTAAGAAGATAGTTCACCTTGGTGATTATTTTGACAATAGGAAAGTTCTTTATACCAAAACATTGTCCAGAAATCGTTCCATGTTTCTAGAGAAATTGAGAGAATATGGTATGACGATGGATATTATTCCAGGTAACCACGATTGCGCTTTCAAAAATACCAATGACTTGTGCAGCCTTGTTGAAATTTTAAATCATTACAATGATTGCGTACAAGTTTATATGAATCCAACCGTTGTTAATTATGATGGAATGGCAATGGCATTGCTGCCATGGATTACCAGTGAAAACTATGCCGAAAGCATTAAATTTATTGAAACGGCAAATGCACCTATTATTGGAGCACATTTGGAACTGCAAGGTTTTGAAATGATGAAAGGTGCGCCATCAACAAGCCATGGTATGGATTCAGGTTTGTTTAACAGATATGAAATGGTTCTCAGCGGACACTATCATACAAAAAGCAGCAACGCAAATATTCATTATTTGGGAGTGGCATTTGAACACACGTGGGCTGATTGTAATGATCCAAAATATTTTCACATTCTTGATACCTCAACAAGAAAATTACAACCTGTGAGAAACAACATGTGCATTTTCAAAAAACTTGTATACAATGATACGGCGTATGATAATCCTGTTGAATCGGTAAAAGCTATGGATTTGTCACACGTTGCAGGTTCATTTGTTAAAGTTATTGTATCATCTAAAAAAGATCCGTATGCGTTTGACAAATACATTGATAAAATTAATGCAAATGATCCATTTGATCTTAAAATTGTCGAATCATTCGCGGAATATACCAGCGAAAATGTGGCAGACGAATCAATTTGTGTCAGCGATACCGGAACATTGTTAAATACATATGTTGATTCTGTTGAAACTGATTTGGATAAAGAAAGAATAAAATCAAAATTGCAAGAACTTTATACTGAAGCACAACAACTTGACGCACTATAAACTATGTTAATCTTTAAAAAATTACGATATAAAAATTTCCTAAGTGTTGGAGAGAATGAAATTGAAATTGATCTTAATAGCATTTCTTCAACATTAATTGTTGGTCATAACGGCAGCGGCAAAAGCCTTATGCTGGATGCATTATCCTTTGCGCTGTTTGGTAAACCACACCGAAATATTACCAAACCTCAACTTATTAATAGCATTAATGGTAAAGGTTGTAAAGTTGAAGTCGAATTTGCCATCGGATCAAACGAATACAAAATTATAAGAACAATGAAACCAAATACTTTTGAAATTTGGTGCAACGGTTCAATGATTAACCAAGAATCACATTCGCGCGATTATCAAAAACTATTGGAAACAAATATTCTTAAATTGAATCATAAAAGTTTCCACCAAGTTGTTGTTCTCGGCAGCGGAAACTTTATTCCGTTTATGCAACTGTCAACTCATCAACGACGTGAGGTTATTGAGGAATTGTTGGACATTGGTATTTTTGGCAAAATGAATGTGGTATTAAAAGAAACACAATCAAAACTCAAGGATTCAATTAAGGATACAGAATATCAAATAGCGCACACAAAAGATTTGCTGGTTGTTCAAAATAAGCATCTTGATAAACTGCGCCAATTAAATGCCAGTAATGCAGCAAAATATGATGAGGAAATCAACGACCTTCAATTTCAAATTCAAGAACTGGTTGATAACAACGAAAAATTGTCAACCGTTTATGGAAACAGTTATGGAAAAGTAAAAAACAAACTTGACAGGGATACTAAAACAATGTCAAGTTTAAAATTGTACGAAAAGCAAATTAATGACAATATTAAGAAAATTAAATTTGATTCAGATTTTTACAAATCAAATGATGTATGTCCAACTTGCAGTCAAGGAATCGAATCACACATTCGTGATGGTAGAATAAAAGAATGTGATGATAAGTCACAAACAATGCTGGAAGGATACACATTGCTGCAGCAATCCATATCAAATACTTCCAGTGCTTTGGCGGATGCTGAAAGAGAATTGCAAGGTTTGCTAAAACTTAATAATGATGTTCGCGCAAATCAAGCATTAATTACCAAATTTGAAAAACGCATTTCCGAACTTATCACTTTAAAAAATACAAGCGGTGATCAAAAAGAACTTCAAACTGTGTTTGATGATCTTGAGAAATTGAAAAATACTCGTGATGCTTTGTCGGACCTTAAATCCAATCAATTGGACGAACGGACTTACAATGATGTTATTGGAGAATTGTTGAAAGATACTGGCATTAAAACCAAAATCATCCGCCAATATCTTCCCGTTATGAATAAACTTATCAACAATTATCTTCAAATGCTTGATTTTTTCGTAAGCTTTGAACTTGATGAAAATTTCAATGAGACGATCCGTTCACGCCACCGAGACGATTTTACATACAGCTCTTTTAGTGAAGGTGAAAAACAAAAGATTGACCTGAGTTTGTTGTTTGCGTGGAGACAGGTTGCCAAAATGAAAAACAGCAGCAACACAAACATTCTAATATTGGATGAAATATTTGATGCATCGCTGGATATTGAAAGCATTGAAAACTTGCTGCGAATCCTACAAGACTTGGACAAGGAAACAAGAATATTTGTGATTAGCCACAAGCAAGACCTTCTAGAAGGTAAATTTGAAAGAAAGATCGAATTTGAGAAGAAAAAGAACTTCACGCAAATCAAATCCATAACATAAAACCGTTTAGATCTAAACGATTGCATTAAAAACCGTAAAAAAGTTCGGTTTTTTGAAAAAAGATGTTTACAAATCGGCTTCTTTATGGTAGAATGTTCTCGTGAAGGTTGCAAATACAAATACTCCAACAATGCTTGCCAAGCTTTTGTCAAAGGAAAACATCAACGTTGTTGTTGGAAACTACAATACGGCGTTCTTTGATGTTAAAAACCGAACTTTAGGACTTCCGACGTGGAACACCGAAAGTAAGTTTGTTTCTGATTTGCTTGTAGGACATGAAGTTGGTCACGCACTTCATACTCCAGAAGATGCAATTTCCCGCTTTCGCGAAAAGATTCCCGGTGCGCCATTTGCGATTGGCAACGTTGTTGAAGATATTCGCATTGAGCGAATGGTCCGCGACGACTATCCCGGTCTTGTTTATTCCTTTCGTGAAGGCTACAAACACTTTATTGAAAAGGACTTCTTTAAAATCAAAAATAAAGATCTTCGGAAGATGGGATTTATTGATCGCCTGAATCTTAAAGGTAAGATTGGCAATTTGGTTGATGTTCCTTTGACATCTGAAGAGGAAGTACTTTACAACCGCTGCTTGACCGCCGAATCATACGATGAGGTTCTTGAGATTTGCAAAGACATTTATGATTTTGTTGGCGCCGAAAAGAATAAGGAGCAACAAAATTCTTCACAATCGGCCGATCCCGAGGAAACTCAAGATGAAGACGAACAGTCTGTCGGCGGCGATCAGGGCGATCAGGAAGAACAAGACAAGACCGAGGACACAGACTCCGATCAAAATATTGATAAAAAGAAAAATGATTCCACCGGCTCAGATGCTGGTTCGGAAGATGCTGGTTCGGGAGATGATGGTTCGGGAGATGATGGTTCGGGAGATGATGGTTCGGGAGATGATCAATCACCCGATTCCAGCGCTGGTGCAGATTCCTTTAAACCGAACTATTCGGGCGATGTGGATCCTTTTGAATCGCAGACGCAAAATGAATTTGAATCCAATTTGAAAGATCTTCAAAAGAATATCGACTACAATGTGATTAATAGTCCGAAAAAAGAACAAACAATGCGCGCCGTTGTTCCTCTTGAAAAGATTATGCACGCCCGTCAGTCTCATCCTCGGTATAATGCGGTAATGACCAACCCTGAATTTGTTGTGCACTTTGCTCAATTTAAAACTTCGACCAAAAAACACATTGCTGTTCTTATTAAGGAATTTGAACGGAGAAAATCTGCTTTTCAATACAGCCGTTCTCGGGAAAGCGACTCTGGTTCTATTAATGTCAATAAGCTTCATTCATACAAATTTGAAGATCAAATTTTCAAAAGTGTTACCACTTTGGCTGATGCTAAATCTCACGGCATGGTGTTTTTCATCGACTATAGCAGCTCGATGCGCAACACTTTGGGAGATGTTATTGATCAAACACTTCAACTTGTTTACTTTTGCAAGGCGGTAGGAATTCCATTCGAGGTTTATGGTTTTACAAATCCTGATGATTTGTCGGCATATCATGGTGGAACATATAGTGCAAATTCCCATTCTTCGATGCTGGGTTTGAGTATCCGATTTGAAGATTCTACTCATATTTTTGAATTGCTTAACAGCGACACGAAAAAAGACAAGTTTGACTTGGCTGTTCGTGAACTCAAAGCTCAACTGTTCAATTTTAACCGCGGAATGTGCAGATTTGCTCTGGAAACATGTTACGAAAAAATGTCCGGCACCCCTCTGCTGGAAGTTATTATTGCTGCTCACGACATTGTGAAAAACTTTAAAGCCAAACATAAAATTCAAAAAATGAATACTGTCTTTCTTACCGACGGTGACGGCAGCCGGCTGATGTTGAATGACAATAATTCCGATGTTACATTCCGTAAGCCTACCAGTGGAGGCACCTCGGTTTACGGTTGCAGCAAATATATGATTAAAGTTCACGGCAATGAAATTCACTTTGATCAAAGTGGAGGCTATAATGGATACAATGCCTGCAACAAACAACTATATTCCGATCTTATCAAAAATCTAAAACATACTTGCGGCACATCTGTCCTCGGATTCTTTGTTGCTCAAAATCAAAGAGATTTGAAAACCAATGGAATTGATTCCTTTGTCTACAATTCAAATAATAAAGAGCACGTTTCCTGGACCAATGCATCCGAAACATTTAAGACTGCACTCAGAAAGAACAAAAAGGAAAAATGCCTGCTTGTGAAAGGCGCATTTAATTATGACGCATATTTCATTTTCGAGAACACAAGAAATCTTAACATTGTTGAGGAAAATTCCTTTGAATCGGACAGCTTATCCTCTGGAAAAAGCTTCACCGAATCGAGTGTCCAAACCAAATTGGCCAAGGATTTTGCCAAATTTACCTCTGAGAAAAGAACATCTCGTGTGTTTCTTAACAAATTTGCTGAAATTATTGCATAAAAATGAATCTTCCGATAAAAAGTTGTTTACAAACCGTGCAAAATATGGTACAATAACTTCATCGGGAACGACACTCCGAATCTCACCACCTCTACATTATGAAGAATATGAATGCATCAGCAAAAAATACATTGGACACATTGTTTCACTCCGGCGAAAAACCGTTTTTCGGAACGACCGCCATCAATGAAGCAGGTCGTCTGCACGGTATGAAATACAGCGAAATTCGGGACACATTTATGACCGATGCGCTAAAAGTTGGTTATGGCAAATATGATTTGCGCGGCCTTTTCAAAACTCGAATGACCGGAAACTTCTCTCCGCCTGAAGGTGTGTGTGAATCACCTGTCGCGACCGCGGCTCCGGAGCCGGTTTTCAATATGTCCATTCCGACACCAACCAAAATTCACGCCTTTACCAATGATGACGTCTATGTTCCTCCCGTGGATCCTACATTTGTCGCCTGGGGTGAACACGCCAGTATTAAAAAGGTAATTCAAAGCCGAATGTTTTTCCCTGTCTACATTAGCGGTCTTTCCGGTAACGGCAAAACAATGATGGTGGAACAGGCGTGCGCCAAACTTAAGCGCGAGTACATTCGAGTTCAAATCAGCCCTGAAACTGATGAAGATGATCTTATTGGTGGATTCCGTTTGATCAATGGTGAAACTGTCTTTCACAAAGGTCCGGTGGTAAAAGCGATGGAACGTGGATGCATTCTTCTTATTGATGAAATTGACCGCGGTTCCAACAAAGTTATGTGCCTTCAAGGTGTTCTGGAAGGTAAACCTATTCTTATTAAAAAGATTGGTCAAGTTGTAGCTCCCGCACCTGGATTCAATATTATTGCAACTGCAAATACCAAAGGTCGTGGATCTGATGACGGACGCTATAGCGCCGCTAGTATTATTGACGATGCCTTTATGGAACGATTTGTTGCAACAATCGACCAACCGTATCCAAACTTTAAGACTGAGCACAGTATTGTCAAAAAACATCTTGATGCACTTGATCTTAAAGATGATGAATTTGTCGACAAACTTGTTGGTTGGAGCGCGGTAATTCGCAAAACATATGAAGCCGAAGGCGTTGATGAACTTATTTCCACTCGCCGCCTGTGCCATATTGTAAAAGCTTACAGCGTCTTTAATGATCGCCTTACCGCAATTAATATGTGTATCAGCCGATTTGAAAATGAAACGCGGGAAGCATTCCTGGATCTTTACACAAAAATTGATGGCAATGCAATTCAATTGAATGAGGATGGTCAAATCGTTCCACCTGCTCCGGTGGCAGAACCGGTGCCCGAGCCAATTCCTTTCTGATAAAATTTTGGTGAGTGGTCCTTCATCAAATATATGAAACTGGCCAAAGAAAAAAAAGAAAAAAACAAATACATGACTAAGAAACAAACACAAAGACTGTCACGTCTTGCAAACAAAATGACTCAAGCCGATGCAATTTTTTCCTTCCTTCAGGATGGAAATGAATTTTCGGCCAATGAGGCAAAACAAAGCGGAATTGCGGATCCGGCTCGTGTGATCAGTAAGCTTCGCGGAGAAGGTTTCCCGATCTATCTCAACGATCGCAAAACCCGCAGCGGAGAAAAGGTTCGCCGCTATCGCCTTGGTTCTCATCGCGGAGTTATGGCCTAATTTAAACAGACGGGTGGACCGTAAAAAGTCCACCCGTCTTTTGTGCCGTAATTTAAAATAAAAAACCCTTTACCTTTACCACAATTTATTGTACAATTTATATATGACAAAACTAACATCACAAACACTCGATATTCTAAAAAACTTTTCATCAATTAATTCCAACCTGTTGGTAAAAGCAGGTGAGCCTATCTCGACAATTTCCGAAGCCAAAAATATTATGGCCATTGCCGATGTAAGTTCATTTGATTCCACCTTTGGAATTTATGATCTTAATGAATTTATTTCCATGTTCGGATTAATGGAAGATCCTGAACTTCATTTTTCGGAAAATAGCGTGCTGTTCAAAAGCGGGCGCACTCAAGCATCGTACCGCTTTGCTGATCCAGGCATTTTGACAACTCCTAAAAGTAAAATTAACATGCCGTCAACCGATCTTGTTGTAACCATTACCGAAGAAGTCTTAGGGCAAATTCGTAAGGCCGCTGGCGCTTTAGGTCACTCAATGGTGGCCATCAGTGGTTCAAACGGTGTCGTGACTCTTTCGGTCGGTGACCCAAAAAACTCTTCGGCAAATACTTTTTCCGTTGTTATTGATGAGAATAACAGCCAAAAAGCATCATTTGATTTGCACTTTTTGATTGCCAATCTTAAAGTTGTTCCAGGTGATTATGCAGTTGAAATAAGCAGCAAACTTATCTCGCGTTGGCCAAATCAATCACAACCTGTGCAATATTTCATCGCATTGGAAAAAACCTCATCTTTTAATCTGTAAACCATGAACGAAAAATCCGACAATACTGGTGTTGAAGTTTCTGTTCAAGATGTTCTTCTTGTGCTTAATATTATTAACACTGTCAGCAAACGAGGCGCATTTCAACCTGAAGAGTTTCAAATTGTGGGAACACTTTTTGAAAAATTGAGATCTTCAGTTGCTGAACAAGAAGAACAAAAAGAACAACTTGAACTTGACCTTTCCTAAAATAATATGAACCAACTGAAAGATACAAACGAACAACGCGCAATGCTGCAAGCAATTAAAGCAATCGGTGATGAGCTTTCCACCATGGATGATGCGCGTGATCAAATTAAAGAAATTATTAATGCGACCAGTGATGCATTAGACATTGAAAAAAGTTTCATCCGTAAGGTTGCAAAACTTTATCATAAGAAAAACGCCGCTTCATTTGAAAAAGAAACAAGCGTTATCAAAGATTTGTATCAACAAATTACAACCATTTAAACAAACAGGCGCATCTGTCATATACATACAGATGCGCCTTCTTTTATTTTTTTAATATATTATGAATTCAAACAAAAACGAATATTTGTGGTGCGAGCGTTATCGCCCAACAACAATTGATGAGTGTATCCTTCCATCTGATCTTAAAAAGACATTAAATGAACTTGTGTCTGGAGGTCAACTTCCAAACCTTATGTTTTCCGGAACGGCAGGTCTAGGAAAAACAACTGCGGCCAAGGCATTGTGTAATATGCTAAACCTTGACTACATTCTTATTAACGGATCGGAAGAAAGTGGTATTGATGTTCTGCGCAATAAAATTAAACAATTTGCCAGTACCGTATCATTGACGGGTGGTTATAAAGTTGTTATTCTTGACGAAGCGGATTATTTAAACCCTACCAGCACGATGCCTGCGCTTCGCGGGTTTATTGAGGAATTTAGTAACAATTGTCGTTTCATTCTTACGTGTAACTTTAAAAACAGGATTATTGAACCGTTGCACAGCAGATGTAGCGTTGTTGACTTTAACACAAATAAAAAACAACTTGCATCACTGGCAGGTGAATTTATGAAACGTCTTTCCACTATTCTTAAACAAGAAGGTGTGACGTTTCAAGAAAAAACAATTGCCGAATTGATTATTCGTTATGCACCGGACTGGCGCCGAGTACTAAATGAATGTCAAAGATATTCTACAAGCGGTACCATTCCAACTGAAATTCTTGTAGGTATGAGTGATCAAAACATTGCTCAACTTACATCTTATTTGCGCGATAAAGATTTCAAAAGTATGCGCAGTTGGGTTGTCAATAACAGTTCACTTGACAGCAGCGTTATTTTTCGTAAGATTTATGACGGACTGTATGATACAGCGGAACCGTCAACCATTCCAGCGGCCGTGCTTATCCTTGCCGATTACGGATATAAAAATGCGTTTGCTGCTGATAGAGAACTTAACATGGTTGCATGCTTGACAGAATTGATGAGCAATGTAACTTGGAAAAGATAATATGGCCGCGGCAAAAACTAAAGAACAAACTCTCGGGCCTAAAAAGCTTTCTCCTTTTGATTTTATTAACAACATTTGTGAAGGAGCAAGAGGTGTGAATCTTATGCAAAATTCACGAGCAGATTATAGCGATACCTCGGCTGACATTGATGCTGTGGATAAACAATATTTGCCGTTTATGATTAACCGAGGGTTGTCGTATTTTCAAGATACAGTATTGTTTGCAAATGAAATGAATATTCGTTCATCGTGCGCACCTAAAATGCAATATGATTTCTTTCGTAATCTTATTAGACCACGCAAACGATTTAGTAAATGGTCCAAGAAACCGGATGATACTGGAGATGTTGCCATGTTAATGGCGCACTACAATTACAGTTCAGAAAAAGCACGAAGTGTTCTTCCACTGTTTACGCCCGAAGCATTAGATCGCATAAGAGCACGTCGTGATGTTGGCGGCCGCTAAAACAATATTGTTATAAATAACAATAATGTTATGAATGATCTGCAAACAATAATTGATTGGAGCCCATCAGATATGGTGGAAATATATTTGAGTGAACCTGACGACTTTCTTAAAATTAAAGAAACACTAGGTCGAATTGGCGTTTCCTCAAAAAAAGATCATAACACATTATATCAAAGTTGCCACATACTGCACAAGCAAGGGCGATATTTTATAGTTCATTTTAAGGAATTGTTTTCGCTTGACGGCAAACCAAGTACTTTTACACATGATGATCTTTGCAGACGCAATACTATTATTACACTTCTTTCCGATTGGGGTTTATTGCGTGTCGCAAATAACAACTCCATTAAAGATGCATCGTCGCTTAAACAAATTAAAATTCTTTCACATAGAGAAAAGAAAGATTGGACTTGCTTAAATAAATACAGCATTGGAAATGTTAAGAAAAAAATGTGAAGATGGAAAGTTTTAAACATTGGATGTACGAAAATGATGGTTATTTTGCCGGATTAAGTCCTAGCACCATCAGCAAGAAAAAAGCACAAATGGCAAAACAAGCAGCAATGGCCAATGATGATCCGGCGGCTTATAAAAAAATGCCTGGTGACACCAAAGGTCTAAGTACTTCAAAAGTATCCAAACACACACAAAAATATAAAGATATGTTTGGCAAGAAAGAAAAATCTTTACAAGAAAAATCCACAGATCGAGGTCCTATTGATAATGAAAGCATTGAAACGGCGCTTAAAAAGAAAAGTGAAGCCACTGGAATTTCCATTGGCATTCTTCGTGCTGTAATGCGCCGAGGTATGGGGGCGTGGAAAAGTGGCCATCGTCCTGGCGCAACTCAAGAGCAGTGGGGATATGCACGTGTAAATTCGTTTGCGACTAAAAGTGCAGGAACTTGGGGTAAAGCAGATGCGGATCTTGCAGCTGAAGTAAAAGATAAAAAATAATTTTTCTTTAGGAAAAAATTTGTATAAATAAATTTTGTTACCACGGTGGTAACAAACAGCAGATGCCGTTATTGGGTTTGTTGATAACACATATAAAACTCGCTTAATTAGGAGAAACGAAAAAAAAAAATGAAAATTAATACATACAAGC